AGAAATACAAGAAATATTAATTAAGTCAGCGAACGATCTTATAACTTTAGAAAATCCAAACTATCAGTATGCGGCGGCAAGACTTTTACTGTATCCTATCTACAAAGAAACGTTTGGGCAATACAATCCAATTACATTATTGAAGGTAATAGATAGAAACATCGAAGGTGGTGTTTATGATCCTGCAATAAAAGAGAAATATAGCGAGACAGAATTAAAACAACTTAACAAATACATCAAACATAACAGAGACGAAAACTTTACATACGCAGGGCTTCGACAAATTGTAGACAAGTATCTTGTCCAAGATAGAAGCACAGGAGAAATTTACGAGTCGCCACAAGTTATGTATATGATGATTGCGGCAACATTGTTTGCTGACTACCCTAAAGAAACTAGAATGTCATACGTGAGGAAATATTATGATGCGACCTCCCTTTTTAAAATCAATATCCCAACGCCAGTCATGGCCGGTGTACGTACTCCTCTTAGACAGTTTGCTTCTTGCGTTCTTGTTGATACCGATGATACTCTTGACAGTATCTTTTCAAGCGATATGGCTATTGGTAGATACACGGCACAAAGAGCAGGCATAGGAATTAATGCAGGACGTATTAGAGCTATCAACTCTAAAATTAGAGGTGGTGAGGTAGCACACACAGGATTGATTCCTTTTCTAAAAAAATTCGAGTCAACGGTAAGATGTTGTACACAGAATGGTGTACGTGGTGGTAATGCAACTACCCACTTCCCGCTTTGGCACTATGAGATTGATGATATACTTGTTCTAAAGAACAACAAAGGCACTGAGGATAATAGAGTACGTAGATTAGATTATTCTATTCAACTAAACAAAACAATGTATGAAAGACTTCTGCAAGATGGAGATATAACTTTATTTTCTCCGCATGATGTACCGGATTTATATGAGGCCTTTTATGCTGATCAAGATAAGTTTTCTGAGTTGTATGAAAAATACGAAAGAAAAACTTCCTTGCGAAAACGTAAAGTTAAAGCAATGGACTTGTTTTCTGCTCTAGTTAAAGAACGTGCTGAAACAGGACGTATCTATATTATGAATGTTGATCATGCAAATACACACAGTTCATTTAAAGATACTGTTTATATGAGCAACCTGTGTCAAGAGATTACACTTCCTACAAAACCTTTACAACATATTGATGATCCAGAAGGTGAAATAGCATTATGTATATTAAGTGCAATTAATGTAGGTGTACTGAGAGAACTTGATGATTTAGAAGAGCTTTGTGAATTAGCAGTAAGAGGCTTAGATGAGATTATTGAATATCAAAAGTATCCAGTGAAAGCCGCAGAGATATCTACAAAAGCAAGACGTTCATTAGGTATAGGTTATATTGGACTTGCACATTATCTAGCTAAGAACGGTGTTAAGTATTCAGATAAGAAAGCACTTACTAAAGTACACGAGCTTACAGAAGCATTTCAGTTTTACTTACTGAAAGCAAGTAATAAATTAGCAATCGAAAGAGGTAAGTGTGATTACTTTGATCGCACTAAATATAGTGATGGCATATTACCGATTGATACTTACAAGAAGGACTTAGATGAAGTATGTTCTATTACATTAAAGTATGACTGGGATTATCTTCGCAAGAGCATTAGAGATCACGGCCTGCGTCACAGTACGTTGTCCGCACAGATGCCATCGGAGAGCAGTTCTATTGTGTCAAATGCCACAAACGGAATTGAGCCACCTAGAGGGTTCTTGTCCGTTAAGAAGTCGAAAAAAGGGCCTCTTAAGCAGATTGTTCCGCAGTATACTACGTTAAAGAATAACTATACGTTGTTATGGGATATGCCAAGCAACGAAGGTTACATAAATATTGTTGCAGTAATGCAAAAGTTTTTTGATCAAGCCATTAGTGGTAATTGGTCATACAATCCAACTCACTTTGAGAACAATGAAGTTCCAATGAGTGTTATGTTACAAGATATGTTAACAACATATAAGTATGGTTGGAAAACATCATACTATCAAAACACTTATGATTTCAAGAGTGATCCAAGTGAAGAGGAAATTAAGACAGAAACAACAAACTCTTTTGAACCGCAAGTTGGTTTACCTGATGGCAAGCCACTAGAGGACGAAGAAGAGTGTGAAGCTTGTGCTATATAGGAAGAGGAAGTAAAGGTGAGTAAGACAGTATTTAATAGAGAAAAAGTAGACTTTACAAAGAGCACTATGTTCTTTGGACCAGATCAAAACACACAGAGATATGATGTGTTTAAGTTCCCTGTGTTTGATAAATTAAATCAAACTATGTTAGGATATTTTTGGAGACCTGAAGAAGTAAGTCTACAAAAAGATAGAAGCGACTATGCAAACTTCCGTCCAGAACAAAAGCATATCTTTACTGCTAACTTAAAATATCAAACACTATTAGATAGTGTGCAAGGTCGTGGACCATGTTTGGCTTTCTTACCACACGTAAGCATTCCAGAACTAGAAGGTTGTATTGTTACTTGGGACTTCTTTGAAACAATTCACTCACGTTCGTATACACACATTATGAAGAACGTATATGCAGATCCAACTGAAGTATTAGATACTATCTTAGATGATGATAAAATTATTGAACGTGCCATAAGTGTTACAAAAAACTATGATGCATTTACAAAAGCCGCAGATGAATTTATACATCTGAAAAAAGGAACAATGAGAGATGTTAAGAAAAAACTATTCTTAGCAATGATGAACGTAAACATCTTAGAAGGATTACGTTTTTATGTTTCCTTTGCTTGTACATTTGCATTTGGAGAATTAAAACTTATGGAAGGCTCTGCAAAGATTATTAGTTTAATTGCAAGAGATGAAAGCCAACACCTTGCATTAAGTTTACATATTCTTAAAAACTGGATGAGAGGTGAAGACGATAAAGAGATGGCCTCTATTGCAAAAGAGTGTGAAGATGAAGTTTATGAAATGTGGAAGACCTGTGTAAACGAAGAGAAGGCATGGGCACATCACTTGATGAAAGATGGATCAATCATTGGACTTAACGAAAGACTGTTAGGTAGCTATGTAGAATTTATTGCTAACAAAAGATTAAAAGCATTAGGATACAAACCAATCTTTGATACACCAACAACACAGAATCCTTTACCTTGGACACAACATTGGTTGAGTTCATCAGGGTTACAGGTAGCACCACAAGAAACAGAAGTCGAGTCTTACATTGTAGGTGGTATTAAGCAAGACGTAAGTAAAGATTCGCTCAAAGGATTTAAATTATAATGGAAACTAGAGAAGCTACACCTAGCACAACGGTTGTGTATAGTAAACCAAACTGTCCTTCTTGTGTAAAAGCTAAGATGCTTTTAAAGAACAAGAACATTCCTTTTACTGAAAGCATTATAGGTAAGGATATCCAAGTTGAAACACTTATGAAAGAGTTTGAAATGAATGGATTACCTATGCCAAGAACTGCTCCGCAGATAATACTGCACGGTAAGTATGTAGGAGGATATGAAAATTTGGTTGAACACATGGAAAACCATGGAATGAATCATAATCACTAGGAGAAATAATGCTCATTGAAACACCTTACAAAGTAGGAGACGTTATTACAATTAAACTAACATCAGGCGAAGAGCTTGTTGGTAAGTTTGAAGCTGATGACGATATTAAAATTAAAGTAAACAAACCATTAACATTAGTTGCTGGTGAGAAAGGTATAGGCTTACAACAGTTTTTGTTTACTGCTGATATGGCCTTATCTTATAGCATTAAGCATAGTGCTATTACATTAATACACAAAACAAGATCAGAATTTGCAGACGCATATACGAAGCAGACAAGTAGCATTGTCCAAGCACCTGCCGGCATGGCCGACATGGTTCGTAAATAATTTTACATAAATATTACTATGCACGAATTTGTTATAAAGGACAAAGGTAAGTTAGTCACGTATACAGACTTTGATTCTATACCAAATGAATTTGATCATATAATTAAATTTGTACCAGAAGTTCCGCCAGAACCTCATACTGCTGAACAGCATGAAGAGATAGAACAGTGGAATTCAAAGTTACAAGAACTAGTAAAGAGGGAGAGATCATATGCCAGCAGTAACTAGAATAGGTGACGCAGATGTTACACATTGTAGTGGAATGACAAGAGCAGTTGGCTCTCCAAATGTATTTGCCAATAACATTCCTGTATCAAGACAAGGTGATGTAAACACTACACATTTATTACCAGGTGTACCATGTCCACCACACTCAGCACCAATTGCCACAGGATCAACAACAGTCAAAACCAATAACCTAGGAACGGGTAGAGTTGGAGACGCAATAGCAGGATGTACTTCAGTTGCGGCAGGATCTCCCAATGTATTTGCAGGGTAATTTCGCCAATTAAGGCATCTTAAAGCCACATTTATTAATATTAACCACAAAAACAAATAATTACAATAGAATATAGGAGAACAATTATGTCATCTATTCATGAACAGATCATAAGCGAATACGAAAATTACTTAAAAGAGTCAGAGTCTTTCGATACCAAAAATGTTAAAGCCGCGGCGGCAAGAGCTCGTAAGGCTTTGGGCAACATTGGAAAACTTGCTAAAGATCGAAGAAAAGAAATCCAAGAAAAGAAAAATTCTTTATAGGATTCAAAGCTAATATGGGACGAGTCTTAATCGACTGCGTCCTATATTTGTATGCACATAATTATAGTACAATTTCAATAAATACTCTAGTAGAAATGTTATACTCTACGAATAATCAAGGATAGAAAAAAATAAGATATGAGTGAGAGAATAGTAGGCAAGCTAAAATGGTTTGACGCCAAGAAGGGTTATGGTTTCATAAGTCCCAATGATGGTGGTCAAGATGTATTCGTACATATATCAGCCTTTGAAGCGGCACAGATAAACAACATCCAGAATAAGATGTTACTAGAGTTTGAACTTGTTGACAACCGAGGGCGAATGATTGCGGGTAATCTTCTACGCCCTGATAACTTCAATAGATAATTAGATTGATTTAAAAGGTTTGGGAAGACCGTCTGAGCCTAGTATCAAATCTCCAGTGTCAGCATAAGCACCACACATACGACCGTTAGCTCCCGGCCCATAATATCTTACGGGTTTGATTTCTATTTCTTCGCCATCTCTAATCACAGTTCTTTTATGATGGACAGAGATAGGCCCTCTTTGCTTTATACCAGCCATGTTACTTTCCTATTTTTTTAGAACGGCCTATTGGTAATTTAATCTTCTTAGTCATTTCCTTACCTTTTTTGCCGATCCAACTTACTACAGTTTCAGTAGCCTTTGCACCGCCTTGAAATGACTTCACAGCCTTTTTCCAACCTAGTGCAGTAACTTCTTTTATTTCATCACCGTTAGTAAATTTGAATATTCTATTTTTGGACATTGTTTTTCCTTTGACATTAGTTATCTCTTTTGTTATAATAGTAGCATATTAAGGCTAAATATCACTGCAATTGATGATATTAACGTATGTCACAAGAGCAAGACCCGGGTGCAATTCCCGGCCACTCCACCAATTCAATATACCCCCGACGGGGTGGAATTAGGATCGATTGGCTTGTTAAGGTTAAAGGAGATTGTCCGGATGTAAGCTCGGTTAACGCGAACAAACGTATAGATGCAAACGATAATGCACTAAACAACGTGACTTTTGTAAACTTCGGTAAGCAGAAGTCTGTTGTAACTGAAGAGTTAGCCCTAGCGGCATAATTCTACGGGGTTGGCAACTTACCTGGCAACAGAAAAGTTGCGTCTATTACTACATAGGCAAAGCCTATAATACATTCTAAATAAATACGGTGCAGGTGAGAAGGAGTAACTACAATGCCACCACGCAATCATAAAAACTGGTTGAAAGAACCAGCAGTAGAATATATCAGTAGCGAGTGTTACAACAATCATAAAATATTTGAACAAGAGCAAAAAGAAATCTTTAGCAAGGTTTGGATTCCTATGTGTCACAAGAGTGAACTACCAAACGAATTAGACTTTAGAACAACGCAGATAGCAGGTGTTAATGTTCTTGTTTACAACACAGGTAAAGAATACAGAGCATATCGTAACTATGGTAAGCAAACACCAGCAGGAACACTAGGAGCACCTATTGTTACTGTTGAACCTAGGTTGCATTTGGAAGTAAAGCACGGAGGTATGATATGGGTTACACTTAATCCAGAACCTGATCAAACTGTAGAACAATGGACAGCAGGTGCATTTGATTGTATAGCTGATGCTATTGATACAGAAGAACTAGAAGTATTTCATTATCATAAAGCAATCATTCCAACAAACTATAAGCTATGGCATGATACTAACAGTGAATTCTATCATGACTTTATGCACTACTTCAATCGTGTAACTGGATTTAATGATGAATACTTTGCACGTAAGAATATTGCATTTGATAACGGTCATGTAAACGTAAGTTCTTTTACTGTCAACTACACTGAATTTGATAAGGAAGGTGATAGAGGAGAATTAAGTTTTCCTAACTTACCACCCAACCAATGGTATATGGTTGATCTGTTTCCTGGTTTCAACTTTAACCTACGTGGTAGTGCATATCGTTCGGATAGTGTCACTCCCTTAGGTCCTAATAGTGTACTGATTGAGTTTCGTGGATATGGACTTAAGAAAGATACTCCAGAAGAACGTGCCACTCGTATCAAACACCATAATACCATATGGGGACCTTTTGGCCGTAATTTGCATGAAGACCTTATAGGAGTCACAGGACAAGGAGTATCAATGTCTGAAGGCACTGAAAGAAGGCACATACTACATGGTAGACATGAGAATCATACTATACATGATGAAGTAGGAATGCGCCATTATTATGCAGAATGGGGGAAATACCTAGACGTAAATCCATCTAACCCTCTTTCCACTTGACATAGCCATTAAAAGAATATATAATAAAGCTAGTTTTTATCACAACACAAGGAACAGTGACATGATGACTTTTGTAACGATAATGGGTGTAGCTATAGTTTTAGACGTAGCACATCAGATAGCATTTGGACAACCTTGGATGATTTGTATATCCGGTTGCGGTTAAGACTTTGGGGGATTAGCTCAGTTGGGAGAGCGCCTGATTTGCATTCAGGAGGTCGCAGGTTCGACTCCTGTATCCTCCACCACCATATGGGGGTGTAGCTCAGTTGGTTAGAGCGTCCGCCTGTCACGCGGAAGGCCGAGGGTTCGAGTCCCTTCACTCCCGCCATGAAATTTATTCAAGATGATAAATAGATAGGCAGAAGAACACAGTCAATTTTTTTTTGACTGAAATTTTTTTTGACCTAACAATAGCAAAGGAAAAAGAAATGACGCAACTAATATCCCCACAAAAGTTTACACACGCAGTTGGCCTTTTAAGGTCATTTTTTTTGGATAAAGGATTTGAAGAAGTCCATACACAAAATAGATTGTCCATATTAGCCGCTTGTGAAGATCCGTTCAATGTAGCAACATACAATTATGCAGGCCAGGTATGGCCCTTACCCCAGACAGGCCAGATGTGGCTTGAACATGAATTATTAAGTAGCCCCTCTTCGAAGGGGTTTTTTTGTGTCTCCACTTCCTATAGACAGGAACCAAACGCAATACCAGGTAGACATGATATAATATTTCCAATGTTCGAGTTTGAAATGCCAGGTGACATAGATGATCTTAAAAAGATGGAGTACGAACTATGTGAACACTTAGGCTTTAAGAAACCTACAGAGAAAACTTATGCTGAATGGCAACAACACTATGGTCATGCTAATGATTATGAAATGACAGCAGAAGAAGAAGGAAAGATGTATGAAGAGTTTGGTACAACTATGATTACTGACTTCCCAGAGTTTACAAGTCCTTTCTGGAACATGAGCAGACATGAAGGTGGTGCAACATCTAAGAAGATAGATGTTATACTAGGTGGTATGGAAACAATAGGATCAGCAGAACGTTCTACAGACATAGACATGATGCGTGATACATTTCACACAATAACAAATGGAGAATACTCAGCACTATTATTCAAACTGTTTGGCAAAGACAGAGTTGAAGCAGAGTTAGAGAAGTTCTTAGAGTTTGACTTCTTTCCAAGAGTTGGCGGTGGTATAGGTATGACACGTATGATTGCGGCCTTAGATAAACACTGGAAAGACTAAAGTTTAATCTGGGGTGGTGGAATTGGTAGACACGTACGACTGTTAATCGTATGGTAGATGTACTGCAATATATTTACCGTGTAGGTTCGAGTCCTACCCCCAGAGCCATAAGCTACATTTATACCAAGCTATAAGTTACACATATTTTGGTAAATAACTACATACTTAATATGGAGTAAAACAATGGCTAAGATGTTTAGTTCAACTGCGATTCACGTTAGCAAACCTAAAACGACATCACAAGCAGGACGTAAGAAGTCTTGTAAGATGTCCTCTATGAACAAGCATAAGAAGAGAAGTCATAAATTTTATAGAGGACAAGGAAGATAATGTACGAATACAAATGTAAAATACTACGAGTAGTAGACGGAGATACAGTTGATATCGATATTGATCTAGGCTTTGGTATGTGGATGCACAAGGAACGAGTAAGAATGATGGGCATTGACACTCCAGAGTCTAGAACAAGAGATAAGGTCGAAAAGAAATTTGGATTAGCCAGTAAGGCAAGATTAAAAGAACTATTACCAATTGGATCCAAACAACATCTTAAAACAGAGATAGACAGAAGTGGCGAAGATAAAAAAGGCAAGTTCGGAAGAATACTTGGAGACTTTATCGTCGACGGAAAGAGATGCACTGAGATATTAATACAGGAAGGGTATGCCGTATTATATACAGGCCAGAACAAAGACCAAGTTGAACAAGCACACTTAAATAATAGAGAACGTTTACTCAAGGAAGGAAAGGTCACTCTATAAATGCTTAAAATATTAGTCGTCGTGCTTATGGCAGGCGTCATGGAGAATGGTGCACGTGATTTGTACGTTTTTACCGAACCCACATTTAATTCAATCGAAGCCTGCACAGAATGGGCTCAACACAATCCAGAACAAGTGATTTGGACAGTTGCCAGAGAGTATGGCCAAAGACCTATAGAAATGGTTTACTGTGTTGAAGAAGAAAAAGTCAAAAGAACAATAATTGAGCCTTCTTTAGGCAAACAAATTTAATTTACCAAACTACTTGACACTTTACTAATATTGTGTTACATTGTATATATGAATGCGATATTAGTAATATTGTCTTTTATTATTGGCATAGTCGGTATTGGCTATTCCATGCACTTGCCCTACGATAGTGAGTTGGGTGAGACAGTATTAACTTATTCAGCACTTCTAGTAGCAGTTCCTATTTTATTATTTTGGCGAGGTTAATGATATGACAATGCATTTAGCACGTGGCTTAACTACTCTCAATACTAGTAGTCGTAAGTCTAAGATTAAACGTACAAAATCCAATATTGAAAAATGGACTGTACAGATGCGAAAGCATAATAAACAAATGAAAAAGATTGGTTGTCACGGACACATGATGACACTTGATGAGTACATCGATTATATTCATGGACGTTACAAACCAAAAACAAAAACAACAACTACTATGAATACACCTTGGCATGATACAGGTGTATATCGTAGAGAAACAGAATTGGATAAGGCTCCTAGCCTAAGAACAAAACAATCCTTTTCTGCTTGTACCAAAAAAGAACCAATGCATTACACAGGAGAACGTAAGTTAGTAGGTATTGCTATGATGCACAAATCCAATTTAGTTCCCGTGTTTGCTGATGATGACGATAAGACAGGTAGAAAACAAGCTACCGAAATATCTCAGATGAGAAGAAATTAATATTTTTGGTAAAATATAGGTTGACTAAAGCCACATTCGGTGCTATAGTATAAACATAATGAAGATAAACTTACGGAGGCTTTAATGAAAGGCACTATAAAAAATCTGACATTAGTCGCAACAATGGCGTTAATGATGTCAGCTTGTTCTACTATGACCACGGTGGTCGAGAAGCAACAAGACGTTGTACCTAATTGGTATATGAAATGTAAGGACACTGGAACAGAAGGTTGGTTTTGGTGGTCTAAAGATTACTACTATGCTTGTGGTAGTGGTGTAAGTGGATTTAAAGAAGCCGCTTATGACAAAGCAATTCAACTAGCAAAAACTAAAATCGCTGATAGAATCAACGGTGCAGTGAATAAGAGAACAACTATTGAGTATAATGATAGTGGATCAGAAGACAGTATGGTTTCTACTACACAATCTCAGGTATTGGTTGTAAACAAAATCACAGATACAGTAGTAAGACACTATTCATCTAATGAAGGATACTTGTATAAAAGAAATGGCAAGTACTATCATTTCATTATGTTGAAACTTGATAAAGAAATTGTAGATCAACTAGTAGCTGAAGCTCAAGGTATTAGAGCTAATAAGAACAAGGTTGATACAAACTCTATCAATAAATCTGCTAAACAAATCGACTAGGAGGATCGTATGAAAAGTCTTCTATACATAGTAGCTCTGATGGTGGTCTGCACAGGTTGTAGTGCCACAGGCAACAAACTAACGTTAGAAGAAAACGGTCACCAGTACTGCGATACGGAAAAGACTATTATTGATAATAATGGTACTACCAATAGCAAACAAATCACAAAGTGTAGCGATGATCCTGTAAAGAAACTCTTACCACCTAAAATGGGTATGGGTAAACAATGTAGGGAACATTGGTACTCTGTTTTAATAGGAGGCAAGATGGTTGAAAGAAAAGGCTATGCTTGTCTTTTTGAAGGGAAGGATTATGAGAGTAGTAAATGGTATATTGTTACTAGCCCTTATTAGTCTATTAGGTGCTTGTAGTTCAACAACGGGTGTACAAACCTATAATACAAGTGATACGGCAAGTTCTAGTGTACAATCTTCCTATCAACCTAGCAACGGATATGTAGGTGTTATTGTTAATTTAACTAAATGGCATTGGTATAGATTGCCTGCTAATGATAGATTAAAACAAGAACAAGCTATGTATTTCGCACTTGACAATAGTGAGAATGGACAAAGTACAAGTTGGTACAATAATGATACTGGTACCAACGGAGAAGTTATTGTAGCAAGTACATATCCAATGGGTAGTGGTTATTGCAGAGTGGTTATGTCTAAATTAGTTTACAAAGGAAAACTAAGACATTTTAAAGAAACCGCTTGTCGTGGAACAGGACACGAAGGTTGGCGTTTTATCAGATAGTTTAACTTCTCCGAAATGAGGTAAAAAATAGCTAAATATGTTATACAAAGAATACAGAGGGAGCAGTATGTTATTAGGAATACTAACATTTCTATCTGCATTAACGATTAGTGCGGTAGCTATATACTATTCGGTGGCAGGATTGGCGGCTATATTTGCCGCGGCTGTGATTCCAATCATTATTATGGGTGTTTCTCTAGAGGTAGGGAAACTTGTAACGGCAGTATGGTTGCATAGACATTGGAGTCGGGCTACCTGGTGGTTAAAGACTTATCTCTCCGTTGCAGTATTTGTATTGATGTTCATTACATCTATGGGTATCTTTGGTTTCTTATCTAAAGCCCACATAGAACAAACAAGTATGTCGCAAGAGCAGGTTGCTCTTATTGAAACTATAGACGACAAAATAACAAGATCAGAAGGTAAGATAGAACGTTGGACAACTGAAATGAATCGCCTATTAGGTGGCGAGGATATCCGTGTTGATAACCTAATTGATCGTGAACAAGTAGAACTAGATAAAATTAATGTCCTTATTAAAGCAGAGAAAGACGACATTAGAAAAGACTTTGATAAGCAAATAGAATTACAGAACAAACGTATTGAACAAGCAAGAGAACGTAAAGAAGCAGATATACAAGCGGCCAAG